TCAGCAAATGATACGTTCCTTAGTGTGAATGGTATATCTCTTGACTCTTCTACACCCTCTAGCATGTTGACAGTCACATTATAAGATGGTTGGAAGAATGGTAATATCTGTTCGATTATCTGCAGTGCATCGTCCTGTAGTTTAGTTGCAAAACTAAGTCTGAACCCTACATCGTATGGCACAGGTAGAAACATCTTCTTAGTTTTTGTCTTTTCTGATGGACTCTTCAGTGTAAACTTAGTTATAGGTGATGCCTTTCTCTGTGGGTCGTAGGTATATGACTGCAACTCAAATGATAGTCTAGGTAGAGTTATAGCAACATTGTCATCAAAGTTTGCCTGTTGCTCTATCCTTGCAAGAAATCTTTGCATAGGACCGTAAGCGATAGGCACCTTTATCTGACTGATAGTCTTACCATCACTAGCAAACTTCTTTACCTTGATATTGTTGAACATCGTACCGAAAGCAATAACTGTCTTTCGTATAGTCTCGTTGTAAAAATAATTACCTAACATTACAATTCACCAAATGGATTACGTTCTGTGAAATCGACGATGCTAGTAGTTGACAAGGTTTGTATCTCGTCACCAGTGTTGTAAGTGTCGTCATCATCGTAGTCTATACTATCTAGGGAGTATACTGCTGTACCATATCCAACGTTGTTTATTTGTTCTCCAACAGCAAATTCACCTGATAGATTTCTAGCAAATAATGTGTTGCTTACAGTATCCCACTTAGTCACGATTGCTGTTGTGAGTGTAGACTCACCAGTAATGACCTGACCATACAAGAATGTACCACTACCTATGGTAGATGCAGCACCAACTGTTATGACTGGAGGAGAAGTATAACCATAACCTCCACTTAGAACGTCAATGTGTGTGACCTTATTAGTTGTTGTGTTGATACGTGATGTAAGTATACCAACCTGTGACCCTGCAACGCCAGGTGCACTGACAGAAACTAATGGTGGAGTGATGTAACCATCACCTGCATTAGTTATAGTAATAGTACCAATAACACCAGATGTACCAAGACCTGCAAGAGCAGTAGCACCTGCTCCCTTACCATCCTCAGGTACAAACTGTACGTTAGGTATCTGTGTATAACCTGCACCAGGATTTGTTATCTGTATACTTGACACCCTGAGTGTGTTGGTAAGTCTTGATGCTGTAGTAGATGTTATTGCAACAGCAGTTGCTTGTGTGCCAGAGTCAGGTGGTTCAATTATAACCTGAGGTGCATTTGTATATCCAGCACCACCAGATAGAACATCTATCTTGTAGATACCACCGTTTACAATGTTACATGTTGCCTGTGCTCTTGTTCCCTTATCACCTAGTATCATGGTGACGTTGTAACCCTCGTCCTCAAAGTCATCATCAACAGCAGTTATACCAGTGTCAATGATCTCATCCTCGAACTCGAATGGTTCACAGGTAAGTTCATATGTGTATCTGTCACGTAACTGATAAAAATTCTCTATATCATTTACATACTTGATCTCAAATAAAATATCCCTTAGTGGGAAATACATGAGATCACCCTCTAGTGGTCTTTCTTGTGATAGTAACGGTGCAATGCCTTGATCATATCTCTCTATAGAGATGACTATCTTCATCTCTGCAGTTGACCTTACACCAAATTTTGTTAGTAGATTATATCCAGAATCAAACCCTTCGTATGATGATATGTAACCCTCTAGTGGAAATGACTTCTCAAATTTTGACTGTGTTATCTCTCGCATCACATCGTTCCTATTTACCAAGGAGCGAGGCATATACATGAACTCAATACCGTGCATCTGGATATGCTCTTTGGCAAGATCCTTCAGCAGGTTTTGTTCACCTTTGCTACCTTGTAAAAAGAACGGGTTGAGTGCCATTATACCTCTTTATTCACCACACCAAATGTGTTTAGATACTTTCTGTATCTTATACTTTTGAGTTGTCTTCTAAGAGGATTGGGATCAGCATCAATGATGTCAAAGTCTTTATCCATCTGACTCAAACTTTGCACAGGTTTACCTGCTGCCCTTAGACCCTCTCTAAATTGCTTGTATGATTTCATAACTTCTCCTTCTTGATAGGATTTTTTACCCTCTTGAGTTTTTCAAAGTCACCGATGATCTCATTAGCACTCTTGTCTGGGTTAGGGACATCTGTGTTGATTTTCTTGATAATTTTTTTGCCTGCCATCTCAGCAAACTGTTTGAATGTCTTCATCCTATCATGTCCATAACTGGTAGTTCGTATGTAGAGAGCATCGCCTCTTCTAGTCTTTCAAGTTCTGCTACACCATCATCATATATCTGTCTGCCATTAAGTTCAGTGCCACCTGGCAATTTCACACCTTGGAACTTGATGAGGTTTTGACCCCACTGCTTTTTCAATAGTGCAGTGAAGTATTTCTTGAGAAACGGATCGTTGTATACCTTCGTATACTCGTTAGGATCCAATGTTCTGTAGCACTCTATGATAAGATAGTCATCAGTCTTCATACTACTATAGTCAGTGTCTATGTATAGTCTGTTCTGCCTTCTGTTGAATCTTATCTGCTTATCAGGATGTAGTATGAAATCTATGTCCTCAAGATATCTCTTCGTCTGTGTATAACTCAACAGTTCCATAGAACTGAAGTAATATATCTCGTTCAAGAACAACTGATATGTTATGTTGAACATGTTAGATGCTATAGCACGACTATCAACCTTCCATACCTTCTCAATACCTATGACAGAATCAGGCACCTGAATAAAGTTTTGTGTCTCCTCGAATGAGAATGTGGTAGTTCCAATACCAGTGATGTTTACACTGGGACTGGTGGTTGTAGTGATACCAAGCGATGTCTCACGACCAGGTGCACCTGTCGCCTGTATTGTATCTGTAAAATCTTTTGTTATCTTATGCTTTAGATACATCTTTTCCACACCATCCATGTGACGGTTATGGAACATTTGTATTGCATCATCAAGCAAGTCCTCGACTTGTTCGTCAGCGACATTGATCTCCAATACGGGAGCACCTAATTGTCTCTTACCGTAATCTGCAAGTCCTTGTCTAGTGTTTGGTTGTGCCATATCGTTATTTAGGATCGTCTAATGACAACATCTACTTGGTCACCTGCATCGAGACCTGCACCATCAGTTATAGTAACTGACGGACTTCCAATCGTATAATCTTCAGTCTCGTTCTGGATTAGACCGTTGACGTAGACTTGCATGTTCTCAGTAGATATATCAGTGGATGTTGGTGTGAAACTTGCTTGTCCAGCTGTTGCTACGAAAGCATCCTCTGCATTGTCGCAAGTTATTTCTATATGATCACCTGCTGCAGCAGGGTCTGTTAGTGTGACAGGTGCTGCCACACCAAAGTCTGTACCATTTCTTAGTTTGACTCCGTTGACATATACCTTGAAGTTCTTCTGTGCTGATAATGATCCAGAGAGTGCAAAAAGAGTTTGACCTTGTGTAGCAGTAAAATATTCTTCGTCAAGAGTGTGTCCAAAATATACTACACTTCTTACTTCACTGTTTACATCAAGACCAGTGTCAAAAGTTATGGTGCTATTGCCAGATGTCACGTAATCTCTTACACCAACACCACCTGCACCCTGTGGTCTCATCTTCAAACCATTCATGAATACCTGAACACTAAACGTGTCAGTGCCATCATTGTGTGGGTGTGTGGTAGTGAATACTGTTTGACCTGCAGTTGCTGTTGATATACCTGTAGATATGGTTGTTGCAGCACCTGTGGCACCACCGCCACCACCAGAGAGTGTTTTGAACGAGAGGTTTCCTGACCCATCTGTAACCAAAGCCTGATCTTCATCCCCGTCGGTTGACGGGAATCGGAATCCTGATATGGTTGATATACCAGTTGAATTTATATTTCCATGGAACGATGTTGATGTTATGACACCAACAAACTTTGCATGATTGAATGATGCAACATCTGATACACTCAGATCACCATTGAGGTCTGTATCTCCGTCTACTCGTAAACTTTGTGACAGTAAATTTTCAGTCGAGATTCCAACTTCTCTTACAGTTACCCCGACTCCGACACCATCAACACCTGCAGCAATGAAGACCTTACCGTCTGCAGTGTTTATCGCAAACTCACCTACGTCAAGGGTGGTTGGATAATGTGGTACCTTTCCAGCGACACTAGATCGCTTTATCTTAATCTTTGGATTTGCCATTTGGTATATACCTAAAACGACTGTATATACAGTCAAGGATATTTAT